TGTTCGGGCATACCGTCGAGACTGTAACGCCCTTTTTTTATTTGGTTCGGAATGCGTTTGATTTCTCTATGTTCCGCGATCAAATGTTTATTGTGCAATTCGGCGGGTTTTACTCCAACGTTGATTCTTGTCATTGTTTCAGTTTTTCACAATCCGAAACCGAATTGAAAGTGGCACAATTAGTTTTGTCGTTGTTGTCGATATTTATTGACTCTAAAAGTCGATAAATTATCCGGTTTAAAATTTCTGTTTTCATAATTTATTATTTTGTTTTTTTAAAGCTTCTTCCCTCCAATGTTTGACTAATTTTCGACGCCAATTATCATCTAATGAATCCAAATGATTAACTGCCTTGTCAACTTTTTTATCAGTTAAATCTATTTCCTTTTGCAAATCAGATTTTAATTGTCTTAATTTTATCTCTTGTTTGTATATGTCAAACCTAATGTGTTTAGTTTTTTTTGATTCAGGAACATTGAAAATATTTATTATTTCTTCTATTGATAAATCTCTTTTCATAATTAAAACCAATTTAACCACTCAAACTCAGTTCCCACACAAAATGGTTTTTTCTTCCAATTTGGCATTCCTTTTTTCTTTTTGAAAATTTTTAGGGTGCTTGAATTTGCTACAAATTTTTTAGCTTGTTGCTTTGTTTCAAAATGTTTCATAATCGTTTCGTTTTTGTTTCTGATGTAAAGATAAGACATATTTATAAACTAGCAATAAAAAAAGACAAAAAAAAGCGATATTTTTTTAATACCGCTAATTTTCAGTTAGTTAGAAAGGCAAATCGTCGTCCTCGTCAACCTCAACCGATACCGGACCACTTGAAACGCTCCCGGCTCCCGTTTGTAAATTACCCAAAATAGGTTCGTTTTTCTTGTCCTCGTCCGTCATTGCCTCGCGTACTTCCAACGGTAACGATTGTTTTATAATATGGTCCGCCCATTCTTTCGGCTCGCGCATCTCAAACGCAACCATATTTAAATACACGTTTCCGTTCTTTTGGTTTTGCTCCAGGTGATTCACTTCCAACGGAATGAAAATACCTTTGACTTCGCCGCTTTTTCCTTTTCGGCTTGTAATTACGTGTTTTAATTCGCTCAAATTAATTCCTAATTTTATCATTTCGATCTATTTTTTAAGGTTTAAAAATTCTAATGTTGATTCTGGGTCCTCGACGTATTTGTCCAATATTGCGGAACACAAACGCGATTTGGTTAAAAGCGGTTTAAACTTACTCAATTTTTCAATGTCAACCATTTCGTTTCCCTTTTCGAGTGCTTTTTTTAGTTTGCCCTCTGTTTCATTTTTAAGCGTGACCGCTATCATTTTCGGCATATTACAAATTTAATTTTAAACAAATTTAAGACTTTTTTATAAACAAACAAAAATTTATTTATATATTTGTTTCGTGAATCAAAAATTAAACAAATGAAAACACATTGGAAAAAGTTAAACAACCCCGACTATATTGGGGCCTATGAATTAATGACCGGAGACGGTCCAATTGAATTAGACGTAACAATCAAAACCGTATCGAACGAAATTGTAACGGGACCAAACAACCGCAAGGACGAATGTATTGTGGCTAAATTAAAAGGACACAAACCCTTTATTTTGAACGCTACGAACGCAAAGACAATCGAAAAACTCGCGGATTCTCCATTTATTGAGGACTGGAACGGTTTGAGAATTACTTTGTACGTTGCAAAAGTTCGCGCATTTGGTGAAACGGTTGACGCGTTACGGGTCAAAGACTCATTGCCAAAACTTCCGGAATTTACTCCGGACCATGCAAAATGGGAGGCGGCAAAGAACGCAATCAAAAACGGATCAACGGACGTCGAGTCGATTCGTAAATCTTACACATTAAGCAAAGCAAACGAAAAACTTTTATTAGCATGAAAAACGCTGAAAAAATAGCTAATCGATTTAAAATTAGAGCAAGCGCGGCCGGTCAATTAATGACAAACGGCCGTGCGTCTGGCTCAATGGGTGAAACGTGCAAAACGTATTTAAAAAATTGGATATTGGAGCAACCCGAATTGTTGGGTGTTCGTGTCAATGATTTCTCAAACAAATACACCGAAAAAGGTAATTTTGTAGAGGCCGACGCGCTTAATTATTTATCCGAACACGTTTATTCGGACGCGTTTTTGGTTCCAAATACTCGGAATTTTTCCGACGACTTTATGACCGGGACGCCCGATATAATCCAACCGGACCACATAGCCGACAATAAAGCGAGTTGGTCCGCGTCAACGTTTCCGTTTTTTGGGGGAAAACTAAAAACAAAGGATTATTTTTGGCAAGGTCAAGTTTACATGAATTTGGTTGGACGTGAGAAGCATATCGTTTATTATGTGTTAATGTCAACTCCGGACCATTTGATCGAACGCGAGGCGCAAAATAGAGCGCGAAAACTTGGATTTCCAGACGTTACGGACGAACTTTGGAACGATACAAGGAAACAATTGACGTTTGAACATTTAGGGCCGGAAATGCGAATCAAACCGTTTGAGTTTGAATTTGACGCGGAGAAAATCGAAGAACTAAACGAGCGCGTAATTGCGTCGCGTGGTTTTATTTATGAAATTTTACGCAATTTGTAACGATCAAAAAAGTTCACTAATTAGTGAACATCACGCCCAAATAAAGCGGTTTTATATGTTTTCACGTATGATTTTCGAGTTATTAAGTAAATTATATGTGAGAACGTATAACACCCAAATAAAGCGTTTTTGGTAGGCGTTCGCGCCTATCCGCTTTATTTTCTGTTATATGGGTTTTAAGGCGATAAAAAAAGCCAAACGACACAAACCCCTAACGAACTACCCAAAACGCCGCAAAACGTCCGCAAACGGTTGTTTTTCTCGCGTTGGTCGATTAGTTCTTTGTCGAGTGTTTCAATTGTTATTCTGTCCCGCTCGATTTGATCGGTTAGTTTTGCCGTCGTTTTCTCGCAAGTTAAACCAAATTCCGCCCAAGTTTGGATATATTTAAAATCTTCAATGTCGATTTGTACCGAGTCGGCCGGTTGGCATACGTCCACCGGCGCGGCTTTTAAAATCATTGATGTAAACAGAAACGCCGTGGTTAGTGCTAACCGTGTCGAGTTTTTCAATTTGTTTTGCATATTGTTTTTTTAAGTCTTTTATTTCATCCCGTAAACGATAAATTTCTTGTCTGTATCGCGCCCCGTTGTCCGTTTCAATCGGTTCGGGTTTTGCGAACCATCCCAAACACAAACAAACAACCGCCACAATTATAAATCCAACGGCTCGGGTCATATCGTTACAATTTCCAGTTCCTCCATTTCACACGACACCATTCCGGCCAACGCTTTTTTACTCGATATGTTATCCGCTAAACCGTCTTTTGTAATATCGTATTGGTCTGTTCCTGGCAAAATACAACCTAAAGTGTGTTTGTAATGCGTCCCGGCATGGATTAAAATTCCAGACCGACCCGGAACGTTGTGGACGCGATAACACCAACCAAATTTCCGGTGGTTTTCGATCGTCACCGGGTAAATTCCTTCCGGAATACAAGATTTTCGAATCTCGTTTCCTTCGATTCCGTCATTGTTCAAATCTGGTAATTCGAGCGTGTAACATTTAAATTCTCCGCATTGAAATTCTCCGAGCGTTTGCAAGGCGTCTTTAAAAGTTCGGTAAATTGTCCCCCTTATTTTCATAATTTTTCGCTTTTTGCTTTTATCGTTATCCTTCCGGTTTTTTTTCTGTTATAGTCCAACGTTAACAAACGACCTCCGACCGGTTTTGGAGGTGCGCCCCGTTCGACATGAAACCCCATGAATCCGCCGTCGTATTCCTCTTTATATGTTCCGGTTATCATCAATAAAATTTCTTTGTCAATTTGTTTGTTGTGTGCATCCAATGTCTCAACAACGACGTTCGATTCCTTGTTTTCGTGAACGTGTCCCATCATAAAACAATCGCACCCGTGGAAATAAGACAACGCACGCGTTAAATTGATTTCTCCACGCGTTACAACACCACCACCGCCGGAGCCGTGGAAATATTTTATTTCATATGAGGCGCGGCCAAATCCTAAAATATACCAACCGCCATAACCACCGGTAAAAACTTTGTGATCTGTTTCGCTTACACCGTTTAACGCATCAACGAACCGTTGTAAAGGGTCCGTTTCCATTCGTTTTATTATGTTCGTTTCGTGGTTTCCATATCCAACGACATCAATTAGATGTGCGTATGGTTTAAACCAATTCGCCGCGTCCTCAACAACGGCATCCAAATAATTGTTAACGTTGTGTTCCGGTCGAATACTGGATTTTGATTTCCTCGGGTCATATTTGCCCTGCATCAAACAAAACGTGTCTCCGTTTAAGTGGATTCGATAGTCATTTTTCAAACACAAATCCAAATGTTTTTTTAACAAATCGCGGTCGCATTTTGGATTGTCCCAATGTAGGTCCGAAAGTGTCGCAATTTTTTGTTGATAGTTTGCTTTCGCTCCGACTTTTTTGGATAAGTCAAGAACGTGTGAGTTTCTCGTAATTTCGCGTAAAATCATTGATTTTAGTATGTTTTGTAAAGTACAAAATTTGCGGAAAAAATGTCGTCGCCGGCATTAATAACATTCCATTCAACTGTGATATCTAAGGTGTTGGATACTGTTGTGTCTATTGTTTGCGAGTCTTGGAAAATATATCCAAAAACTTGTCGGTTTCCATCCTTTGTATAGGCAAAATTCCCATTCGTAACGATTGACCCCGTTGTTCCGATTGCCGCAACTGTAAAATCCAACTCGCATTCCCATCCTTGATTTGTTGCTGTATCTAAATCGAAAATTCCAGTTGATGCGAGTACGGTTGTACCGTTTTTTACTCTGATTATGATTTCAGACCGTCCACCTCCTCCCGTTGCATTCAAACGTCCTCCAATTTTTGCGTGATACCCGTCACCGACAACAAAGCTGTTCGCTGGAACTGTTAAACTTCCAACACCCGTTCCAACTATTGATTGTTCCGGAGCTGTGTTGATTGTTGGGCCTGGGCTTGTTTGATTGAAAAGTCCAAACAAAGTTCCAGTTCCTCCACCACCCCCGAGAATTGTGTCGGTTCCGCTTGAATCTCTCAGGGTGTATTTATTTGCATTATTTGAGTCGATAAATATGAAGAAATCTCCCGTTGGCGGGTTTCCTATTGTTGAACCGTCGGCGGTTCGCATTTGAATTAGTGCCATTTTATAAAAGTATTAATTGACCGTTGATAATTAAACGTCCAAAATTTTTCAATTTGTTTCTGACTGTCGATTGTTTGCACGCATCAACAAAAACGGTTTTTTTGTCTCCGATTTCAAAAATTGTGCTATGGTGATCCGTATCCGGATTTTTTGACAAATCCAAACCGACATTGTTTTTTAAATTTCGTTTTGATAAGTCAATCATATTTGTACAAATTTAAACGTAATATTTCCAGAGTAACCATTTGAAAAATATTGGATTCTAATGTATTTATGTACCATTTTATCGTCGAAAAAATAGTCGTCGAATTTTACATTTTTGGCCTCGTCTTTATAATCAAACCATTTCAATTCGTCGTCTGAAACTTGGATTGTCAAGTTTTGTTTTGTTGGCGACAAATCGCCCCAAAAATAAAGAATCCACGAACCGTCCCAATCTGAAAGGTCGATTGATTCCGTTACTAAATCACTCGCACCGGAAAAATTAACAATTGGCGAGGCTGTCGCGCCGTCTAAAAATATTTTTGCGTCTTGTTTAGCCATCAATTATTCGTTTTAAAAATATTGTCGTATTCGTAAATCATATCGAACGAATAAGTTTTACGTTTTGCCGTTGCGCTCGGGTTCGGTATGTTCACGCTTTCACGTCTTACGGGTAAATCAATATATTGGACCGCTTGATAATCTCGCGGGTCAACGACGTGATTATATACATTGTAATCCGTAACAAACAATTGATTTCCGAACATATCGTCGAAAACGACCGGCATAACTTGAGCCGAACTCAATAAATGTAAGTCGAGTTGATACGTTGGCCGCAATTGGTCTTTTATTTGATACGTTGACAAATTCGAGTTGTTCAAAACTAAATGATCGTTTTCAATTTCTTCCGATTTGATAAACAATCGACCCGGTAGACGTGTTTGTTGTTCAAATATTTTAACTTTTGACACGGCGACGCCGGTTGGCTTTAAATTTGAGTAGTTGTTCCCGTGGTTTAATTTTCCGGTTTGTCTTGAGTATAATCGAACCGTTCCGTTTGCGGCTTCATCTGAATAAGGCAATAAATTAAAAACGGGCGTTTTCAATTCGTTTATTGTTTGTCCTCCAGAAATTGCCGTTTCGACAACGTGGATTTGATATTTTCCGAGTCCGATTGCATTGTATATTTTAAACCATTCCAATTTGAACCACCAATAGTTGTCCCCTTCGTTTAACGTCCCGTGCGTTGTATCTGCTAAAGTCGTTACAATTCCGGTCTGTATGTTTGTAATTGTTCCGACTATCGTTGAATTTGTCGCGGCGGTTGAATTAACCGTTGGAATAAATAACGACCGAAAATCGTTTTTTAGTGGGTCGGTTCCAATCCCGTCCGTGAATACTTTCAAAGCCGGAACGCATTGGATCAAACAAGTGCAAAAATCCTTTGATTGTGGTAAACCTTGTTTTTTTATTACTGGAATTTCCGTTCGCTTTGTCGCAAAATATTGCGGCGAATC